TCCCGGTGTTCCTGTTCCCGGTGTTCCTGTTCCCGGTGTTCCTGTTCCCGGTGTTGCAGCGACCCGTGCAATTCTTTCCAATATTGACGATTCGCAACACTTCATCCCACGGGATTTCACGCACGATTTCCAGTTTGTCAGTACATGACTTGTCACCGTCTGTTCTTACCTCACCATAGGCAATGACTTCTGCAACCTTATTTTCACTGTTGAAACTGTAATAATTGAAACAGTCGGCAGCAGTCTGACAGAAGTGCATACCGTGACCGCAAACATCAAGTTCCCCTTCTTCCTCAAATTTTCCGGGGCAAGTGTACTGTTTTGTGTTGCCATTAGGTGAACAAGTCCAATCAGGTCTGAACACTTTGAACCCATGCACTACATTCTGAACGGTATTGTTATTTTCCATCTTTCTATTCCTCACTTTCTAAAAATGCAACAGCCTTGTCATAGTTGCGTTCTATCATTTTAAGTTCATCTTTTCCACGTTCTTCTGAATCACATACTGAACGGTAAATTTCATCATTTCTTAATGCTGTGACCTCATTGGTTATCAAATCAGTGATAACCTGTGGTTCAAGTGCATCCAGTTCCCAAGATTCATTGCCGTATTCATCAATATACTTTGATGCTCTACTGTCAGTGATCTTTGCCGGGTTGGGTGGCGGGTTATATGTACCAATCTGATTCATGGTCAGTGCTACACGCTTCACATACACATCAGCACCGAACATCTGCAAGCGTTCCTGAATGTCCCTTGTCATATCAATACCGCTTGGGTCATGGTCACCTAAGTGAATAATCACCCGGTTATCACGGTAATCTTGACCAATGAAACGCTGTGCTGCTGACCACATTTCTGACTGTGAAGTGTAACCCCTACATGAAAAATATGGTGTGTCAAGTGGTCTGCAAGCCTGTCCCACAATATCAACTAAGGCATCCTTTTCAACCCACACTTCAACGTAGTTCGGTTGACCGTCCCACTTGTTCAGCAGATAACTGTATCTTGCAGATGCAATCACATCAGCCGGATTGTCCCAGTGACTATTGCTTCTAAGGTTGCGGGTTCTGTCCGTGATACTGTACCAGTCAATCAACCCGGCAAGTCTGCCGTCATTGATAAGATTTCCAATGTTCTTATAACTGCGTTCATTGTTGGGAATGTACCCACGGGCAACCAACTGATAATATGCCTGTCTAAGTGTCAGTTCATATCCCTGTGCCTGATATTCTTCAACCACCTGATTCACAAGGCGTATCAGTTCAAGGCTTTTCTGCTGAAACTTAATGCTTTTATATTCAATCTTTGGCATTAGATCACCCCTTCAATTTCTGCAAAACGCTTTGCATTGATGAAATATGACCAACGGTGTTCACTGGTATGAATCGCATACCCCCAAGGGAAAACGCCCTGTTGTAACCCAAGTGCTATTGTGTTGGTGTGCTTGTGCATTAACTTAGCAACTTCATGTACTGTCAAGGTTGGGATGCCATCTTCACACTTGGAAGGTTTGAAGGTCACCGGGGTTTCTTCCTGTTCAAAATAGTCAGGGGTAAGTCCAAGTGATACTGCAATATCACTTTGAACCTGTTCTGACGGTGTGGTCTTGTCATTCAGGTACATACTGATTGACCCCTTACTTTTCCCGGTCAATCCAACAACCTGTGCCTGATTGATTCCTAACTGCTGCATAGCCTGTTTCAACTTTTCGCTGAATTTCATAATTTATCACCTATCCTTTCTTTGAGTTAAGAAGTCTTAACTTTTTCAGTAAAAAAATATAGTGGAATAAATTCCACCGAAACACCAAGGACTTCACACGCCTTGTTCATTTCAGGTGCGGTGAACTGAACTGTTCCGTTCAATTTTGCAGATAATGTCACGGTTGACATTCCCATTGCTTTGGCAAACTTTGCCTGTGTTCCAAACACTTCCTTGATTTTTCCTCTTAACTTTGAATAATCAAACACTTTCTTCACCTTCCTTTTCATCATCAGGGAACGCATTGTTATTATACTGTTTCCTGATCGTTATTCTAACAACCCCTGATTCCAACTGTTCAAATGATGTTTCCTTGAACTTCTGCGGTTTGCCTTTTTTCAGGCTTTCTATGTACGCAAGATATTCAAGTTTGGTTGGAAATTCAAGAATCTGTTCAATCCATGCTGCAACTATTTTCTTCACATAACCACCTTCTTTCACAAATAGGCTGCATCAGGTAGCTTCACACCTGACTTATTCTGCACTGCTGATTGATGATATTCCAGTTCACGAATACATGAACTTATTACATCAAAAGCACTGACTAATTCAAGCCACCTTGTAATAAAACCTATGACCAAAGTATTCAATGTAATATATTGTTTTTTAGTCAGCCTTTCTAATGCCCTGATACGCTTCATTTTTTCATATTCTTCATTAGCAGCGTAAATATTTTCATTTTCAAGAAGTGTTCCCATATCTATATCTGACAACATACAAGCTGCGGTATTCCACCAAGCAATAGCGGTTTGTGTGCAAGTATCTTCATCACAAAATTCAATATGCTTTTCAGGCATTTCATACCATAATTTTGACTTGATTCCATCCAATTCATTATACATATCTGCTGCAATAACACATAACTCTGTAATCTGTTCCTGATAAAAGTCATAATAAATACTGTCATTCACATTACCATTATAGTCATATTCTGTCATAGTATCTAAACTTTCAAGAATAGACCAGTAATCATATTTCTTGAAAACTGACATCACACTTCACCCGGCTTTCTTCTTACACCGAATCTGTGTGTTTCAAATGAAATCAGTTTATCAGTTTCCATTGAAGCAAGTTTCAGCATAAGTTCAGTTGTATCTACATCAAAATTGAATGTTATTCCGGCATCAACTACTGCATCAAGTGCTTCATATATTGTGCTGCACACATAAGAAAAATTATGAGATTTCCCGCTTACAGTAACTTCAAAATGATGATACTCTTCACTATTTACCCACACATTGACTGACCTTCCATCTTCAAAATTGACTTCAAGACGATTACCAAGGTCTGAAATCCAATTATTCTGATGATCTGATGTGGTACTGTAATATATTGGATAACCCGCATTTTTTGAAGCCGTTTCATTTTTTTCATAATCATACGGGAATATTTTATTAACTTCATCCCATGCTTCCTGAATACTTTTTACTGTCATACCCTTATACCGTTTCCTTTCCCAGTTCCTTCAAAAAGTTGTCTATTGTCAGCACACCTTAGTACAATCAGGGGTGTCTTTCCTTTATCAGATTTCACATTAAAATCTGAAAACCTGTTACACATCATTGAACTTTTTGAACGGTGCTGTTCAAACCGCCGGGGTTTCACATTAAAACCACCAAAACCTGTTGACCGACACACAATAGACAATTTTTTGAAAGAACTGAAATCCTATTCCTTGGTTCTTTTCCCCGGAACTGCTGCAACAGTTCTTTTTGAAATAGTCAGGAAGTCGGGGAACTTCCTGACCTGTGAAACAAAGTGCTGTGTCATCTCGTGCGGTTGATTCTTCCACTTAACGGTTTCTTGTTTTAGGGGTAAAGTGCCGATTGGTTCAGCCTGTCCGCTTTCTTCAAATAGTGCGGTACACTGTGCTTTCTTGCCCTACCGTTCCTGTTTTCTTCAACTACTTTGACGGGTCATGTTTATTCTTCACACGCTCTATCTGCTATCCGGCAGCCTGACCACCATGTCACTTGCGTGTAGCCCTATCGCTTCACCCGTGTCCTTCCTACTTGCTTTGTTTCTGTAAGTTAAGAACTCTTAACTTGGCTTTATCTTATCACCAGTGGAAAGATATGTCAACACTTATTTTTAAGTTTTCTTAACTTTTTTTCAAGTTTGATTGAAAAAGTCTTAACTTTGCTTTATAATGGGGATGCACAATAATATAAGAAAGGGGTGTTCAATAATGCCTGATACATTTCAGCACCGCTTCATTGAAGCAATGAACATCAGAGGATTGCGACAGGTTGATGTTGCGGAAAGGTCAGGACTTGATAAGGCACAAATCAGCCAATATAAAAACGGTAAATATGAACCAATGCAAGATGCACTGTATAAATTGGCACAAGCCTTGAATGTCAATGTTGCTTGGCTTATGGGGCATGATGTACCAATGGAAATAAACAGGAAGGAACTGGAACAAAAGGAACGGGTTTGTGATCTGCTTGAAAAGTGTTACGGTTCAGGTGCGTATGAACTGGTTGAACTATTTGCCAAGTTGAATGAAACTGGTAAAAATAAGATCATGGAAGAATTGCGTGATACAGTTGCATTACCAAAATATACTGTCAAGGAAAAAAGGGACGGTCAAAAAATGGCATAATCTTCCAACGGTCAGGTAATATTATTCATGTCGGTTTCAGATAGTTACAGTTGGTTACGCTTTGGGTTACGGTTCTAAAGCGTTGATTTTACGGCAAAGTTACGGTTGTTACGGTTACAGTTAAGTTTTCTTATATAAGTTTTTACATATATACTAAATTAAAAATAAAAAAGTAAAAATATAAGAATAAGAACATCAACCGTAACCGTAACCGCACACCAAGAAAGGAAGGTAAAAGTATATGTTTG